GGTAAACGCCCCCACAACCCCCGGCGGGGCCACCGCGCGGAGCGCCCGCCGGCGGAGGAAATCGACGCCGAAGGCTACGACGAGGATGGCCGCTATTGGGACGAGTCGTGGGATCACTATTGCAACTACCAGCTGCAGCCGGTCGAGCCCGTGGCCACCGGGGGCGCCGTGCAGCAGCTGGTGGCGGTGCGCACCCTGTCGGCGGCCGTGAAGCTGTACAAGGCCGTGCTGAGCGCGCACGTCGACCAGTTCGCCGCCGGCACCCTCGACGGTGACGCCTACCGGGTGCTGCGCGAACAGTGGGAAACCGCGCTGCTGCAGACCACAAGGGGGCTGTCGCGTGACCCGGTAGCCCCGGCTGAGCAGGTGGCGGCATGAGCTGGAAAATGACCGCCCAGCAGCGCGCCGAGCAGGAAGCCAAGTTGACCGCGGCTATCGACGCCCTGGACAGCGCCGCCGACTACTTGAGCCTGGAAATTGCCGTGGCCAAGGCCGATGGCCGCTTGGAGGCTATGCGCGAGCATGGCCTGTCGACTTCTGCCTTTAAGCGATACAGCCGGCGCCTGCAGGAAGTGGCCGACGCGGTGCGCAGCCGGTTCGGCCGTGAGGCCCTGCAATTCACCGCCGCCGAAAGCCGGCAACTCACTGCGGAGGCCCTGCGATGACCGGGCCGACCTTTCCCCAGCCGATCCCTGAGGACCAGGTGCCGCTGCAGCTGACCCCGGCGGAAATCGCCAAGCTCAAGAACCTGGCGCGCAAGACGGCGGAAGGCCTGGGCGGCCTGCTCTGGCACCTGGAGCAGGCCGAGGAAGGCAGCGGCGAGTTTATGACCCGGCAGGTGGCGCGCGGGGTGATGAATACCACCGAGACGCGCCTGGTCAAGCTCGGCCAGCTGCTGGGCGTCGACACCGAGGCCGCCCAGCGGATCGAGGAGCGTGCCGCCAACCTGCGTTACGCCAATGGCCGCATCCGCGAACTGGAGGCCCAGCTGGGCCAAGTCATGCCGGCCGAAGGCCTGCAACTGCGCCTGCGCGCCTTGAACGAAAAGCTGGACGACTGGTGGGATTGCGAAGGGCTCGGCTATATCCGCGAGCTGAGCTTTGGCGGCTATGGGGCGGCGGCCGAGTTCGGCCTGCGCTTCACCGGCTGCAAGCCGTATGTGACCGACGCCGAGGACAAGACCCCGGCCGAGCGCCGCGACCTGTGGCTGGCCGACCTGCAGCGCCGGGGCTTTGTCCTCAACGACGACGACGGCAAGGGCGTCACCGATTGCCCAGCCTCCCGCGAGGCGGTGCGGGCGCTGTTTGAGCAGCGTTTCCCGGACGGCCACCGCATCACCCACTTTATCAGCAGCGAGGCGCGCGGCCGTTCCACCCTGACCGGCGTTGCCGTGCGCCTGACCCGCCTGCAGCAGATCCTCGACCTGCCCGAGCTGCCGCCCGGCGCTGCCGACCTCGATCCCGATCTCTAACCCGACCCGCGAAAAGGAGTTTCCCCATGTCCGACACCCAACCCAAGACCGTCACCGAGTGGGCCGATGCGCAACTGGCCATCCGCGAGCTTAAACTGGCCGCATCGCTGGGCATCTACCCCGAGCTTGCCGTGCGCCTGATTGCCCAGTCCGAAGGCACCCTGCGTGACGGTCACGAGCAGCACGCCCAAGGCCTGGTCGAAGGCCTGCGCATTGCCAAGGCCATCACCACAGCCGAGGCCGAACGCCTGCAATGGATCATTGCTGACATCGCCCAGCAGGCGCGCCGCGCCCATCAGGGCGAGCACGCCCTGGTGCTGCCGCGCGTGGCGGTCGAGGGCGACGAGCTGGTGATCCGGATCACCACCGACACCCTGCTGCATGCGGTGAGCATGAGCGACCAGTGGCCGGTCGACGGTCAAGGTAAGTCGCTGGCCATCGTCACCAACCGCGCGCTGTTCGTGCAGGAAATCGCCGACCAGCTGCAGCGCGAGAACGAGCAGGGCGCTACGCCAGTGCACCTGCTGTTCGATGACGCGGCCGAGGAGGCCATGAACGCCGGCAGCGAGGCAGTAGTGTTCCGCGAGGAAGACGAGGAATACGAGGAATGACGCCGGCGCAACAGCGCATGCTGCGGCAGCTGGAGCGCGAAGGATTCCGCAAGCTGGCCGAAGGCCGGGAAATCGTTCGCGTTACGCGTAACGGCGACAACCGGGTGATCATGCGTGACGGAACGCAAAAGCGCGGCCATCATGTCGACTTTGCCCGTGTCGGGCTCAGTTCAAAGCATAGGGATTAGGTTTGGCGCGTTCGGCGTACTACGAAAAGGAGCTTGGCCTGCTGGTCGAGACGCAAGCAGCGCGCGAGTTCTTGGTGAGGCGTACCGACGACGGTCAGCGCTGGCAGCTGGCTGCACGTCGTGGCGTCAACTGGATACCTATCCGCTCCAAGCGTGAGAATCCGCGCACTTGGGCTAGCCTCGACACCTTGGAAAAGTTCACGCGATCGCTTGGTATCGCCGCTTTACATGTTGAGTCCTGAGCCGCCCGGGCCGTAAGTGATAATGGCCGGCCAGCCCGGGCCGCCAAATCGCAGGCATGAAAAAGCCGCCTTGAGAGGGCGGCTTTTTTGTTGCTGGAGAGCTGAGAATCTCCCCGGCGACGTACTGGAACAATCGACGTATTCAACTATACGCAAGCGGCCCCGGGCCGCGCAATACGTTGCCCGGCCGCCTGCGCGGTAAAGTTACTTGCCAAGTTACTTGACGAGAATCATCGGTAGCGGCCGGTGGTTTCGCGGCCCGGGCTCGTCGACAACTATAGGTAATCTGCTTACATCAATTTCTAGATATTGATTGATTTTGCCAACCCCCCGTGTTTGCTGGGTTTAAACCATTCACGGGTGTCATTAGAGTGCGAGAATCCCAAACGCTGTGTGTTTGTGTGTGTTGCTTGCTTTTCTAGCGTTGTATTCATCTAGTTGTGGAATAAGTTTTGGCAAAGTGCCATCTACCGTCCGTCAGAAAATTGCCGGTGTAACTTTTTTTACGGCTTGTTCCTCTTTTTTGCCGTGGTAACTTATAGCCAGTCCTTGCATACGCGCCTGAGAAACGCGCCGGCGATGCAAGCCGATCCATACTAGAACACAGGCGTACTGGAGCAATCGACAGTCCCAGTAGCCGCATGGCCTAGCCGGTAAGGCCATGTTGCGCCGTCGTTCGCCTATGCGGACTACTTAGGTTTGAAATTTTCAAAAAGATCCAGCCCCCTTTTTCGGGGGTTACGGGCAGTCGTGCGCGTGTTCAGCTTGGGCCGTTTGTTTGCTTCGGTGCTGGACATGATTGACTGGTTTGACAGTTAACCTGCAGCAAAAAAAGCCCCGCATTGCGGGGCTCTCTATGAATTCTGATCAGCCTTTACGTTGCTCAAGGTACGCTTCCCACATCTCTCCGATCAGCTTGGTCATGCTTATCCCGCGCGTCACCGATTCCATATGAATGGAGGTTTTCAGATCTGCGCTCAGATTCACATTGAGGGCGATCTTGGTCTTCGCTGCGGCCGGTTCCAGGGGTTTGAGGCTTGTAGGACTACCCTTAGTCGAGGGCTTAGTGCCCTTAGAATTCGCAGGCTTTTTGATTTCGATAGGCATGGGGTAATTCCTTACTCGCTCAGGGTGCTGATGGTATCTACAGCCGATTGAATCATGGCCTCCGCCTTTTTTTTCGGCATGGGGCTTCGGGCCTCAATGATCGATAGGCCAAGGTCGTGCGCTTTACTGTAAATGGTCAAATGCGGGACATAGCCATCCAATGTGCCATATGGGGTCTGCCCCAGGTAGTCGCGCGCTGCATTCAGTTCATTCTGGCTATCGCCTGCAGGATGGAGCGCAAAGACAATCCGCTGCGGATCAATTTTGCGCTGTGCAAGGTCGTTGGCCAGGTCGACGGACGGCTCTAGGTCATCTAAGCACAATCCAGTTGGAATGATGACGCAGTGAGCTTGGCTTGCTGCTTCAACCATGATCTCAGAGGCGAACGCTCCCGGATCGAAGATCACCACGTCATATTCAGAAGCATCGCGCATCGCCTGGGACACGCTTGCGTAGGTCTTTGCATCAATAGTCGGTAGGTTGGGAAAACGGGCTTGGCGCCGTTCGTTCCACTTTGTGCTCGTGCGCTGACGACGATCGAAGTCTGCAATCAGCACGCTCAAATCACCAGCTGAATAAGCGGCAGCAAGAGCGCGTGCAGTGGCGGACTTCTTTGAGCCGCCCTTCTGGCCGGCGAGTGCGATGCGGATAGACATGAAGATACTCCGTTCAGTGGCACCATGTTGGTAGCTACATTTGTAGAAATCAACATTTGAGTGATGAGCGAAGTATAGGCGGGGCTTGAGAGGCTTTCAACAAATACAGAATTGTTGATATGTAGATTTGTAGATTACGCGCTACACCATAATCAATGCGCGTCCGGCATTGGCATGGGAGGGGAGTCGAGCGACGCGTGCAGATTCAAAGCTCGAACGAGAGCGGCGATTAGATCGAGGTCGGGTAAAGTCGTGGTCAGCCTCAAGGGCTGCGCCCAGGCAGAGCAATACGCATAACGCTCTCGGGATCAACACGCCAAGCGTAAAGCCCCGGGTAATCATGTGGAGGCGGTTTTTCGCTCCGAGCTTGCCTTGTATTGCGCGCTCGATCTGATGGATTGTGAAATCGTCGACGCTCAGTTGCTCGGAGATAATGGCAGCTGGTACGCCATCTGCTAGGCCGACCAAGGCCAGCAGCTCAACGCTGGAGAGTTCTTGCCCTGGTCTGCCGATAACGTCTTCGCCGGTAACTTCCATGAGAGCTTGCATCATCACGCGTCCTTGCGACTGGTTCAGTTTGTGAAGGCTGAGCTCAGGCCGAGCCCAAGCTGATCAAGGCTGCGGCATAGCTGTCGAGCCAAATGGGATATGCGCTCCATTTGTTCAACGGTGACGTAACCCTCGTTGCAGCAAGAATTTGCGATGGAGTAGATGCCGGCGCTGATAGCTGCGGCTTCGTGCACGGTCATCAATCTTGCCGATTGCTCCAAGCAGGCAACGTCATGGCCGGGCGAAGTCGTGGTGATTCGTGAGGATTCAGTGTTGCTGCCTTGCATGAGATTACGTCCGTTCTGCCGCTTATGAGATTTGTGGAAATATACACATTAAGTGTAATGCGAGCCATCAAAAAAGCCCCTAATAGGGGCTCTGGCAGTCTGTTTGGGTGGTGATTAGCGGTCGTGAGATATGCGTGTAATGCGGCCTACGACCGTCAGACGCTCGAAAGCATCCCGGTCCAGCACTTGCTCCGGGTAGCGATCAGAATTTTCGGCAGACAGCTTGTAGCTGCCATCAAGCTGTGAAGAAATCCAGCGCACCCATATGGCTCCACTTGGTGCGACGATTGCGTAAAGGTCCTGGCCATCCACCTCAGTGCGAGTCTGATCGATCAGCACTTCGTCACCTTCTTCGATAAGTCCAGCCATGCTGGCATCAATCTGGCGGATAGCGAGCAGTCGATTTCGGTTCAAGCCACGCTGCTTGAGATACTCGAGATTGTAGGCGGTAGCGTCAGAGGCTTGCTTGACTGGAACGATGCCATTTTTGGTGGGCAAGTTGGGGCTATTAGCAGTGATGTAGTCCGACAGTGTCATATTGGCACTAGAGTGCGTCGTGTAGCCCTGTAGCCAGCCCGGGGCCACACCAAATAGCTCCCCCAGCTTGATCATCATGTCAGGCGGAGGCATGCGCAGACCAGTTTCCCAGTTTGAATAGCGGGAAGGAATTACGCGCTCGCCCGACCGCTCTGTGAGACGGTTCGCGGTTTCCTCTATGGTCAGTCCTTGGTCCGAACGGCACTGTTTCAGTCGTAGGCCAACGCCGATTTTAAGGTCTGTCATGCTCAATCTCTCTGCCGGCCGGGGGAATCCCAAGGCCTGGGGCACTACCCCAATAGTAATGTCTGAATGTCGCTCAGTACACATTAAGTGTAATTCATACACTTTCGAGCTTGAAAGAGGGAGTTAGTTCGCAATAAGATTACACTATAAGTGTATGAGATCACGAAAAGTGGAATTGAACGTATGGATTGATGCAATGGGCAAAGGCCGGCCAGGTGTGCGGCAGGCAGCCGTATTGCTGGGAGAGAACCCCCGAACCGTCTATGCCTGGTACCGAGGCGAGCGCTACCCGGGCTTTTTGTCGGCCCGAAATATCGTCCGGGTTTCGCGCGGGAGCGTCGACTACAACGGCATTTTTGTCCCTTTAGATCGGGCGCTTAGCCAGGTGCAGTGTCATGAGTAGACAGACGCTGCTGATCGGTATGGCAGGCGGGACGCCGGAAGCACGCAACACTATCGCGCGCCGGCTGATGCGTCTGGATGTGGGCCTGGTCGACCTTATGCCGGGCGTTCCAGATCACTGCAGATCGCACATGGTGCCTGGCCGGACGCGTGCACTTTCTGCCGCCTTGGCTGATACCCCTCGCCGGCGCGACCCCGGTCTGATCTATGCCCATATCTTATGTGAGGCGGAGGCCGATGCTTTGCGCGCAGCTGGCGGGTTCATCTGGCATCTGTGCCGGCCGTTTTCGGCAGTAGTGGCCATTCGGCACGGTGAGTTGATCGTTACTGACCGGGTAGGTGGGCAGGGCTCCTGTCTTGATCCTGATGAGGCCCTATCAGAAGTGCTTCTGAAACGTAGGGCGGGCTGATGGCTAGGCGCGCGTATGGCGTTTTAGATCGATTACTTGAGTCTTGGTCGAGATGGCTAAGTGATAACCGCGCATCTAGTCCGCAAGGCTCTGTTTCGATGCTGGCCCGCCTGATCGATAACAAAGGATTTCTCACGTTTGGAGCCAGTGGCGGCGGGTCTTCTGAGCCCCGTGACACGGTGGAAGAGCGAATCGAGATTTTGGTTTATGAGATGGGCAAAAGGTCGCCCATGCGTGCTGATGCTCTACGCCTTGAGTATTCCGCAGGATGCCGTCGAGTGGCTGTGGCTCGCGGTTGGCAGGGATACACCCCTGGCCAAAGCCAGTTATCCAACGCCCTATTACTGGAGGTTTCGCTGCGCACCTACCGGACGCGTCTTGCCGAGGCAAGGGCAGAAATTGCAGCCGCATTTGGAGTAACTGAACCATGACCCCCGCTGACCCCATGCAGCTGCAGAGACGTCTCGATGAGGCACTGCAAACCGTTGCAGAAACTGCCGAGCTTCGTGCTTTTGCAATCAAGGCCATTGCCCACCTGAGCAGCCCTGGCCCGTCGCCTGAGAAGACCGCCGAATACTTTCAGCTGACGAATGAAGCGCGCCGCCTGCAGCAAGTACTCAAGCCCTAAAGCAATGAACAACTGCGTATCCAGTCCCTCTCAAATGCCTTCGCGTTGGGGTAGGGGCAGGCTGCGCCCTCGCCGCGACTCGGCCGCATGATTCTTCGGCCTGGTCGCCTCTAAAGGAGCCAGGCCATGCAAGCCCAATCCCCCCCTGAAACCCCGCGAACATTGCGGGTGCTTGTCTCAGATGCCGTCATTAAACGGCATGCCTCTCAAGCGCATATCCGACAACTTCACGATACTCGCCGTCCCGTTTTGCTGCGTTACGGTAACGGTCGCGACCGTGGGAGCTGGTATGTGGTCAGCCATACAGGCGGGCCGAAAAATCCTTACAACAAAGTAGGCAATTGGCCGGCATTAAGCGCAGGTGCGCTCTTTGACGCATTGCCGGGGATCATGGCGCGCCTTGCGGTCGATCCAGAGGCCAAGACCACCCTGGACGGTTGGCAGACGGCGGGTCAGTTGCTCGAATGGTTCGATGATCGAGTGCAGCGCGACAGCAGTAAATCGAAGGCACGAAAGCAAGCTGTTGCAACGATCATCAAGCGTCATCTGCGGCCAATGGTAGGCAAATTGCCTTTGGCGGGTGTGAGCCGCGGTGCTATCGATTCTGAGCTGATTTGGCCCCTGCAGGAGCGCTATTCGTTGGCCTATGTCCGGCAGATTTTCGGTGTCTTGGCATCAGCGTTTCGCCTTTCCGACCGCCTTCGCCTAATTGCGGTCAACCCAATGGCGGGCTTCGAGTTCCCTGATTTCATTCCCGAGTCGCAACCTGTCAAAGAGGGGAAGGTGCGTCCCGATCAGCTTGGGCAGTTGCTGAAAGGCTTGCTGGATCAGTCCCAGGGCGAGCCGGTGGGTGTCACCTTGGCTTACATGATGCTTTGCCACGGCACGCGTATTGGCGAGACGCGTATGGCTCGCTGGCAGAACCTCAACATGAGCAGCGGTGAGTGGTTCATACCAGCAAACGACACCAAAACAGGCGAGTCCTTGGTGCTGCCTCTAACCACCCAAGTGTGTGCATTGCTTGAGCGCTATCGGGCTTGGCAGGTGGCAAAGGGTTATAGCGGCGTTTTCCTGTTCCCTGGTGTGAAGGGACGGTGCTTGGCGGCCCGGCAGGCATCGGAATGCTATCAGCGCCTGAGTGCCGGCGAGTGGACCGGCCACGATTTACGCAAGGCGGCACGCACTGGGTGGGCCGATCTGGACGTGAACTATCTAGTGGCCGAAGCGCTGTTGAACCATGCCCTCAAGGGGGTTAGCGCGGCCTATATCCATACCGAGCTTCGAGCCCTAAAGCGCACTGCCTTAGAGCGTTGGCACGCCTGGCTCGACGGCATTGGCCTGACCGATTTGCGCTCGGCCGATGTTTTTTTTGCCTCCAAGACAGAACCGAGACAGAGCGAAAACGGGATTTCCCACAAAGTCACGTCCCGCGCGGGCTGGCTGAGCGTTTGAGCATTCATCAGAAGGGAGAAGGTTAGAACATGAAAAACGAACCGAGTAAGCTGGCGCTGCTCGCTGACCTGGTGCTCGACAACGAATGGGCCGCCGGCTTTCAGACCCTTGGGCAATACCGCGTCGCCCTAGCAAAAGAGATTGCCCGCTTGCACAACTTGCCGAATCGGTTGGTAAGTGACCCCTCAAGTTGTTATTCAGGTTGCTGTATCGCGCGGCAGGTCATGCCAAGCGCCGGAGGTGGCTTGTGACAGGTCACACCGACGAGAAGTCGCCAGAGGCCATCCGTAAAGAGGAGTCCAGAGCACGCCAGGCTGAGGCTGGATTCGGGACTTTCGAGGTCACGTTAGGCCCAAACGAGGCGGCAATGCTCAAAGAGCTGCGTGAACAGCGCGGCGGCGCCGGAGGGGCTTACAGCATCAAGGAGTATTTCGCCACTTCGATCCGCAGAGACCACGCCCTGCTGCAGCAGGAGTTAGCAAGTGTTCGGGGCCGGGTTTGCGGCAACTGCCGTAAGCCCCTACCGCAGGGGTGCGCGGGATTTTGGGGAAAAGAGGGTGCATGTGAACGGGCGCAGCTCGACCGCGCCATTGCGCTGTGACAGGTCACAGCGAGTAATCAGAAAATCGGTTTTCCACAAATAGTGGATACATACACAAATAGTGTTGACTCGACTTGCAGTTAGCTCTATCTTTCTCGCTAACGTGGCCTTTGAAGCGTTACCACGGCTACCAACAATATTCCCGTTTGCCCCCGGCTCTCACAGGCCGGGGTTTTTTTTATGCCTTTCTCCCAGCAGGGAGGTAATTGAGATGCCCGCCATGCCTCCCGAAAAAGACCCCACCTTCTGGGTGATGCTCGCTGCCTTATTGCGCGATCACGGCCTGCCAGCCGCATTGGCCGCCGTCCTTAGCTACCTGCGCATCATGTTCGATGACAAAGAACCCCGCTGGGACCGCCGTCTGTTAGAGGCGGCTCTTGGCGGGGTCTTGGCGTTCCTGGTGGGAGTTGGTGCCGAGAAATTTGGGCTGACTGGCGGATATTCCTACGCGGTCGCCGGCGTGGTTGGCGTGCTGGGTATCGAGCAGGTTCGCCAGATGGCGAGCCGCTGGGCAAATCGCAAGGTAGACGCGCAGTGATCAGTCGCGCGGTTTTATCTGTGCTTATCGCCTTTGCCGCGTTTGCGCTGCAGGGGCACATGAACTCTCACGAAGCGGCGGCCAACTTGAGCCCCGTGACTTACAGCGAGGCAATGCAATGAGCGATTCCGTTGTTCTTAAATCGAGGTTGGTACGCGGTCTGGAAAGCCTCTGTGCACTCAAGGTCAGCGGGCAGCGTTTGGCCGTCGAACTTCGCGGTCAAGTGGACGAAAACGCGCTTGAGCGCGCGATGATCGCCTATCAGCGGGCAGTAGATCAGCTTGAAGGCGCCATCATGGGCACGCCACGCAACGAGGCCGCCCCGCAGGCTTTGAGCGGTATTGCATCTGTTGAGCTGGCCGCAGGGGAGGCGCTGCTGGTTGGCAACCCTCTCACCGAAGCGATCGAATCTACTGTGCGCACGCTCGGCAGTGCCAAGGGTGATGTACGAGAAGTGTTGTTCGGGCAGTTGAATGGCTTGCTGGCTGAGCAGCGTAGTCAGCTCTACACAGCGCCGTCTCCGGTGCGTGACCGCATCGGCAGCGTCTAGCGCGCTCAGGGGCTGCACATGATCGACTTCAAGCTGGACATGAACAGCGTTCAGCTGGCCCGTGAAATCTCGGACATTCAGCGCAAGCAGATCCCTTTCGCCTTGGTGCTGGCTCAGACGCGCTTGGCAGCCCTGCGTATCAAGCCGGGCATCGCTGAGGTGATGGGGCAGCGCTTGGACCGGCCTACACCTACCACCATGCGCAGCCTGTTCGCCAAGGCGGCCACCAAGTCACGGCCCGCTAAGGTTTGGTTCAAAGATTCGTGGACCACAGGCATTCCCGCTGACCAGTACCTGCAGCAAGCAGTGCAGGGTGGCCAGCGGCCGCATAAGCGTTTCGAGCGGTCGCTGATTGCCCAGGGCCTGATGAAGTCCGGGCAGTTTGCTCTGCCAAACAGTTCTTACCTGAACCAGTACGGCAACGTTTCGCGCGGCACCATGACCCGCATCCTGTCGGGGCTGGGCGCCGCCGAGTCGCGGCGCGGGCATCAGTCCAACGCCTCGGGCAGCAAGCGAAGTAAGCGCAAAGGCAATGCTGAACGCTACTTTGCAGGGGCTGTCGATGGGCAGGAGGGCGTGTGGGAGCGCAAGAAGTCGGCCTTTGGTGAAGGCGTAAAGCCGGTGTTTCTCTACTCCAACGGCGCGCCGCAATACCGGGTCATTTTTCCGTTCTTCAAGATCGCGGAGAACATCGTGAAGGCCCACGGCCAGGCCGAAATGCTCGATGCGTTGCGGCACGCCATCCTGACCGCGAAATAGTCCCGAAACCTGCAAAAAAAGACCCATTCCGGCCCCTTTTGGGTTGACGGGGGCATTCAGGGGTGATCCAGCCCCGGCCCACCCCCCCGTCAATGGGTCCTCCCGACCACCCCGGGCGTAGGGGGTAATTCGGGCCCCGCTTCTTCGGTATGTATGACCCATTTGCAGAGGTTGGTTGTTGTTTAGTCTATGGCCATTTCAACGATTACCCGCAAGCCGTACTGGCTGAACAAGAAGAGCATGGCCGAAAGCCTCGGTATCACCGTCCAAGCCTTTGATAAATGGGGCGTTGAGCCGGTCGCCAAGATTGGCCGCGAGTCGTTTTATGACACCCGTTCGGTGCTGGACAACCGCCTGCAGCACCAAAGCGGGAAACAGCAACCGGGCTCAACCGAGATCGATCCGCTGATCGGCTACAAGATCGATCTGGAGCGGTGGCGGCTGACGAAAGAGCAGGCCGACACGCAAGCCCGGAAAAACCGCATTGGCGACAAGGAACTGGTGCCCGTTGGGTTCGCCACTTTCATGCTGGCCAGGCTGTCGGCCCTGCTGGCGTCCTACCTCGACACCATCCCGAAAAAAGTGAAGCTGCAGCACCCTGATCTGGAGCTCCGATTCATGGAGAGTTTCGAGCGGGAGATTGCCGTTACGCGTAACGAAGCGGCCGGTCTGGCCGAAACCATACCGGAGCTGCTGGATGAATTCGTCACCGCCCTGGACAAAGAGTCTGGTTGAGGCGGTCAGGCGCGGCTTGGCTGCGCTCTACAAGGAACCCCCACTGTCGGCTGTTGAGTGGGCGGACAAGCATTTTTACCTGTCGTCTGAATCCTCCTATCAGGAGGGGCGATGGACTACCGCGCCGTTTCAGGTGGCCATCCTCAACGCGATGGGCAATGACCTGATCCGTATCGTCAACGTGATCAAGTCGGCGCGGGTCGGCTACACCAAGATGCTGATGGCCAACCACGGCTACAAGGTCCAGCACAAGAAACGCAACCTGCTCATGTACTGCCCGACCGAGCCGGACGCCGAAAACATGATGAAGCGGCACGTCGACACGATGATCCGCGACGTCCCGGTGTTGCTTGCCCTGGCGCCCTGGTACGACAAGAAGCACGGCGACAACACCATCGACGCCAAGTGTTTCGAGAACAAGAAAATGCTGTGGTGCCTGGGCGGTAAGGCCGCGAGGAACTACCGCGAGAAGAGCCCCGACGAAGTCGTTTACGACGAGCTGTCGAAGTTCGACCCGGACATCGAGGGCGAAGGCGCGCCGACCATGCTGGGCGACAAGCGCCTGGAGGGCTCGACCTACAAGAAGTCCATCAGAGGCTCAACCCCGGGCACGGCCGGCGCCTGCCAAGTCAGCCGAGCGGCTGAAAAGTCGTCGCGCTACATGCGGTTTCACATCAAGGCGCCGTGCTGCGACGCTGAGCAAACCCTGAAATGGGGTGGCCCCGAAGAGCCCTACGGCCTCAAGTGGCGCAAAAGTGAAGACGGCGAGGTCGCTGCAGCCTGGTATCTGTGCGAGCACTGCCAAGGCGGCACGTTTGAGTATCACGAAATGGTCCAAGCGGCCGCCAAGACGGGCCGCTACATCTGCGACCGTACAGGCGTCTGGACTCGCGACAGCATGGAGTGGTTTAGGGCCGACGATAAGCCGATCGCGCCTCCGCGTTCGGTCACGTTCCATATCTGGACCATCTACTCGACCTTCACCACCTGGGTGGACATTGCCGCCGAGCGCGTCGAGGTGGGTAAGGACCGGGGCAAGCTGAAAACCTTCGTCAACACCACGCTTGGCGAGGTGTGGGAAGAAGACGAAACCGAAAAAGTCAGTTGGGAGCAGCTGCGCGAGCGCCGCGAAGTCTACCCGGCCCAGGTGCCGGCGCGTGGCCTGGTGCTGATGGGCTCCATTGATACCCAAGACGACCGCTACGAGCTTCGCGTCTGGGCATTTGGTGCCGGCGAAGAGTCGTGGTTGATCTACCGGCGTGTTCTGACGGGAGATCCGTCCAGCATCGAGCTGCTGCGCCAAGTCGGCCTGGAGCTGCGCCGGCAGTTCACCCGGGCTGACGGCACGGTGATGGGCGTTATGCGTTGGTGCTGGGACTCCGGTGGCCACCACTCGGACACGGTCAAGGCGCAGAGCCGCAAACACGGGCTGCACTGGCTCATCCCCATTTTCGGTGCCAGCACCTATGGCAAAGCCATTGCGAGCTTCCCGAACAAAAAGGACAAGAAGTCCAAAACCTACCTGACCGAGGTCGGTACCGACAACGCCAAGGAAGTGATCTACAACCGCCTCAAGCTACAGCCTGACGGCGACCGGCCTGTGCCGGGCCTTGTTCACTTCCCGGCCGACGACTCGATCTGCGACGACGACGAACTGAAACAGCTGACCAGCGAGAGCAAAGTGTGGGTGATCGTGCGTGGGCGTCGCGTGCTGCGCTGGAATGCCAAAAAGCGGCGTAACGAAGCGCTCGATTGCTTCGTGTATGCGCTGGCCGCGCTACGCATCAGCCAGCAGAAATTTGGCCTCGACCTGGATCTGTTGGCCAGCCAAAACCCTGCGGCTCAGGCAGCCAAGGCCCAGCCTGAGCCGCTGCCTGTCGAGCCTGCAGAAGACCCTACGCCTGTGGAGTCGCAAGCCGCTGAAACTGAGTCCGAGCCTGAGCCGGAAACAGTGGTCGAGGCGCCGCCGGCACAACCCCAACCAGATCACCAGCCTGCCACCGGCGGTTGGGTTGAAACAGGAGACAGCGCATGGCTGTAGCAACCCCAAGAGAAATGGTCGAACGCTACCAGCGTGCTGAAATCGAGCTGCTGGAAGGCGGTAAAGACGTGCAGTTTGGCGGTCGCCGGGTGGTCATGGCGGATCTGCCGCAGATCCGTGAGGGCCGCATTGAGTGGGAGCGCCGGGCCAATGCCCTGGAGCGCGGGGGGCGCCCGGGATATTCCCTGGCGACCTTTGAGTGACGGGCATGAACCTCTTGGACAAGGCCCTGGCCCCGCTGTTTCCGGGCATGGTCGCTGAGCGCTTGCGGGCACGTAATGTGATCCAAGCGTTTGAAGCGGCCAAGCCTACGCGAACGCACAAGGCCAAGAAGCAAACCGGCAGCGCTGACCGCTCGCTGAATCAGTCGCTCAAGTCCATGCGCGAGCAGTGCCGCAAGCTGGACGAAGACCACGACATTGTCACTGGCCTGTTCGACCGTCTGGAAGAGCGCATTGTGGGCGGTTCCGGCATCGCGGTGGAGCCTATCCCGCTGCATCTGGATGGTACGGTGCACCGCGAGTTCGCGGCGGCGATCAACGCGCTGTGGGGGGAATGGTCGCTCAAGCCTGAGGCATCCGGCGAGCTGACACGCCCGCAGATGGAGCGACTGGTGTGCCGCAGCTGGTTGCGCGATGGCGAGGCGCTGGCTCAGGAGCTGATGGGCACCGTGCCCAACTACAAGCACCTGCACGGCGTTCCGTACTCGCTGGAGCTGCTGGAGGCGGAATATTTGCCCGTCGAGTACACCGACGAGTCCAAGGGCATCATCCAAGGCATTGAGCGCAATAGCTGGCGGCGTGTGCAGGCGTATCACCTGTTCAAGGGGCATCCGGCTGGGCTTCGCGGCACCTTGGCGCAAAACATCAAGCGGGTGCCTGCAGAGCAGATGATTCACATTGCTTATCGCAAGCGCATCGGCCAGAGCCGTGGCCAGCCGCTGCTACATGCGGTCGTTATCCGCCTGGCGGATATCAAGGACTACGAAGAAAGCGAGCGAGTCGCGGCGCGGATCAGCGCGGCGCTGGCCATGTACATTAAGAAGGGAACGCCGGACGACTACGTGCCTGCGCCCGATGGCGTGACGCGCGCCGAACGAACGTTCCCCATTGCCCCTGGTGTCGTGGTTGACACGCTGCTGCCGGGTGAAGACGTCGGCATGATCGAAAGCAACCGGCCAAACCCGTTTCTTGAGGGTTTCCGTAACGGGCAGCTCAAGGCGGTGGCGGCCGGTACACGCGGCACCTATTCCAGCGTGGCGCGCAGCTACGACGGCACCTACTCGGCGCAGCGTCAGGAGTTGGTCGAGGGGCAGTTGGGCTATGACCTGCTGCAGCACGAATTCATCGACTACTGGTGCCGTCGGGTTTACCGCAACTTCCTGCGCATGGCGATCCTGAGTGGGCAACTCAAGGTGCCGACCGACGTCGACTCGCGAACGGTCTATGGCGCGTGCTACCAAGGGCCTGTAATGCCGTGGATCAACCCGGTGCATGAGGCAGACGCTTGGGAAACGCTGATCAAGATTGGCGGCGCTGATGAGGCCGAAATGGCCCGCTCGCGCGGCCGCAACCCTGCCGAGCTCAAAGCGTCTCGCAAGTCTGAGATTGCCGACAACCGGGCCAGCGGCCTGGTGTTCAGCTCGGACGCCTACCACGACTACTACGGGAGAAATCAACCCAATGACCAATCGACGAAAACGGGCAAGGGCGCCCGTCCTGACCCCGCGCGGGGCAGTGGCGACCACTGATCCAGCTGCACAGACCTGGTACACGCTGCGAGCGTCCAGTCAGCGCGGCGTGGTCGACCTCATGCTGTACGGCGAAATCGGCGCCTGGGGCATCTCGGCCAATCAGTTCGCCCGCGACCTGAAGGCCCTCGGTGACGTGTCACAGATCAATTTGCATGTGCATTCCCCCGGCGGCGACGTGTTCGAGGGAATGGCCATGTACAACCTGCTGCGCAACCATCCGGCGCGCGTGGAGGGCACCGTAGACGGCCTGGCGGCTTCTATGGGCAGCGTGATCCTGATGGCGTCCAACGTAATCCGTATCCCCGAAAACGCCATGATCATGGTGCACAAGCCGTGGGGGATTCAGGGCGGCGACGCGGACGAGATGCGCCGCTATGCCGATCTGCTCGACAAGGTCGAGGACTCATTGGTGGCGGCTTACACCAACAAGACCGGCAAGACGGCCGACGAAGTGAAAGCGTTGCTCGCCGTGGAAACGTGGATGACCGGCGCCGAAGCCGTCGAGCTGGGCTTTGCCGATGAATTGGTGGGGGCGCTGGACGCCTTCGCCGCTCTCAACTCTCAACGCATGCAGGAGTTCACCAACATGCCCACCGCTGCAAAACCTATGTTCGGCCCTCGCGGCTCGACCCAGCCACCGGCGCCAGTCCAGCAACCGACCCCACCTGCAGGCGAAACGCCGGCGCAGATCGAGGCCCGTGTACTGCAGGCCGACGCCGCACGCCGTACCAGCATCAGCGCTGCATTCGCCATGTTCCCCGGCGTTGAAGGCGGCGAAACCTTGCGTGATGCGTGCCTGAACGACGTCGGTTGCACCGTTGAGTCGGCCAACGCCCAGCTGCTTGCGCATATGGGCAAGGCCACCACGCCGACCGGCAGCCAAACGCCTGGTCTGCACGGCCACCTCACCAATGGCAACATTGTTGGCGACTCGGTACGCGCGTCGATCTATGGTCGTCTTGGCTTCCAAGCCAACGAAGCGGACAACGCTTACAACTACATGACTCTGCGTGAGCTGGCTCGGGCCTCGCTGCAAGACCGTGGTATCGGGATTGCCGCGCTGCGCCCTATGGACATGGTCGGCATGGCCTTCACGCATACCAGTAGCGACTTCGGTAACATCCTGCTGGATGCTTCTCACCGTGCGCTGTTGGCCGGCTGGGAGGAAGCCGAAGAGACGTTCCACCTGTGGACCCGGGCGGGTCGGCTCAGTGACTTCAAGGTGGCCAACCGTGTAGGGCTGGGTTCGTTCTCCGCGCTGCGTGAGGTACGGCCAGGCGCTGAGTACAAGAACATCACGCTTACCGATACCGGGGAGACCATCAAGCTGGCCAGCTACGGCGAATTGTTCGCCATCGACCGTCAGGCCATCATCAACGACGATCTGGACGCACTGAGTGCTATCCCGCGTCTGATGGGTATCGCAGCCCGAGCGACCATTGGCGATCTGGTGTACGCCACCTTGGTCGACAACAACAAGATGAAGGATGGCAAACCGCTGTTCGACGCCTCGCGTAAAAACCTGTTCACCGGCGCCGGCTCGGCACTGTCCATCGAGTCCATGAGTTCGGCCAAGGCTGCGATGGCTCTGCAGAAGGCCAAGACGGCCGAGGGCGCCAAGCCGCGCACCTTGAACATCCGCCCAGCCTTCCTGCTGTGCCCGGTAGCGCTGGAAGACAAGGCGAACCAGCTGATCCGCTCTACCTCAGTACCCAATGCCCAGGTCAATGCCGGCGTAATCAACCCGATCAAGGACTTTGCCCAGGTCATTTCCGACCCGCGCCTGGACGATTCGTCCTCGACGGCCTGGTATCTGGCAGGTCGCCAAGGTAGCGACACCATCGAGGTTGCTTATCTGGATGGCGTCGATACGCCGTATATCGAGCAGCAAGACGGCTTCACCATCGACGGTATCGCTACCAAGGTGCGTATCGATGCGGGTGTGTCTGCGCTCGACTCGCGCGGCCTGAGCCGTTCCGCCGGCGCCTAAGCTCCCGGTGTTGCCAAATACCCCGCCATTGCGGGGTTTGTTGTTTCTGGAGTTGGAGAAATCAAGTCATGGCTACTAACCATGTGAACAGCGGGGCGACCATCGTCATGGCGGCCCCTACCGGCGGCTCAGTCGCCGGTGTGCCGCAGGTGATCAACGATCTGGCGGTGATCCCTTTGTCGAGCGGCCCGAAGGGCGCGGCAATCACCTATCGCACCTGCGGGGTGTGGAGTGTTTCAGCTGCCAACGGTCTCAAGGCTGGCGTAAAGGTGAGCGTGTTGGACGGCAGCCTGGTCGCTGCCGGCACTGACAAGTCGCTGCCTTTTGGCAAGCTGGCATCGGACGTCGTCGGCGGCTATGCCGACGTGCTGATCGTCCAATGACGGACGGCCCGGGTTTTCGCGAGCGAATGACCCGGCGCACTGACCGCATCCTGCGACGGGTAGGCGACTGCGCCACCTTGGCCGATGGCAGCAAGGTGCTGGGCGTCTTTGCCAATCCGGCACTCGACCCTCAATTGGGCAGTAAGCGCATGGCAAAAGGCGTCGACGCGGCCGAGCTGGACGAACCCCGGTTCACTGTCTTGTCCGCCGAGGCGCAGCGATTGCCCCGGGGCGCGGCCCTGACCATCGAACTGCCCGTGCATGAAGGCGGCGGGCTTTACACCGTAGTGCGTCCTGAGGCCACCGGCGACGGCATGGTGTCCCTGGTGCTGGAGGTCAAGCATGAACGAACCGCCGATATCTTCTGACGAGGCGCCGGCAATCCCCAGCGAGTTGAAGCAGCTGCATGACGCCATGACGGCGACCATGCGCGAGAAGCTGCCTCAGTTCGCCTTGGTGGAGCCTTACCCCAAGCTGATCAAGGAAGGCATGGCGCTGCCGGCGCTGCTGTACGCGGCGACCAACTTCGCCCCGGCCAGCAGCCCGGGCGATGGCCGTTTGTGCCTGCGCGTGACGTTTGAAGCGCTGGTCATGCTGGAATCGAGCCGCGACCTGGCGCCGCTGCAGGCGGCCATTCTGGCCAGCAAGCTCCTACAGTTGCTCGACCTGCAGTATTGGGGCATGGACTTCGTAGGGCCCACCGAAAACGCCCAGGCCATGCCGGCCGAGGACGTGCCGGAGCTGGCCCGTTGCGTGGGCTGGGCAGTGATGTGGCAGCAGGACGTGTACCTGGGCGACACGCAGTGGCCTTGGGAGAACGAGCCGCCGGGAACCCTGGTGTTTGCCTTCGACCCGGATGCAGGCCCCGGCAATGAGGCCCAGTATCAGTCTGCAGAGGCGATGGAATGAGTTACGCCAGCGCCGAGCACGATCGCATGCTGGCCGGCCTGGTGATTCCATGCCGAGTGGTTGCGGTCGATCTGGCTGCGGCAATGCTGCGCGTGTCGGACGGCAGTGGCTGGACCAGTGCCTGGGTCCGCTGGCATGCCCTGGCCGCCGGCAAGGCCCGCCATTGGCGCGCGCCAAGCCTGGGCGAGCAGGGCGCATTGGTGAGCCCTAGCGGTGACCCTGCGCAGGGCACGTTCATTCCTGGCCTGTACGGCAACGCCGGCGCGCAGCCGGACAACCGCGATCATGTCGAGGTGTGGCGTTTCGATGATGGCGGTTCCCTGGTCTACGACTGGGCGGCACGCAGCTACACCATCAAGGTGCCCAGCGGCACGGTCAACATCGAGGTCGGCAGCAGCAAGGCGGTGCTTACCGACAGTGCAATCACCGCCGAGTCGACTGCGATTACGGCCAAGGCGTCGGCCATCACCCTGGAAGGCGACGTGCAGGTCAAAGGAAAGCTCAGTGCGACCGGCGATATCTTTAGCGGTGGCAAGATCATCGACACCACCGGAAACACACCAAACCACAAACACTGACAGCCCGCTGATGCGGGCTTTGTCTTATCTGGAGTACCCGATTTATGGCGACCAAAAAAACCCCAGCGGCCGACGTGGACGCTGATGCCGCTGCAGCACCTGCGGCAGTGGCGAGCGTCACGTTCACCGATTCCACGTTTACCTCCCGTTCGCTGTTCCTGCAGCAGGGCGACACGCTGCGCCAGTTCGACGTAGTCCGCCAGCGCCTGACCGTGCCGGCTGACGACGTCGAGGCGCTGGCCTTCCTCGACGCCCAGGACGATCTGCAGCGCCTGGACGGCTGAGCATGATCGGCCTGGACCGTCGCACTGGCGAATCCATCTCAGGCCTTGACCACCTGCACCAGTCCATCGAAGACATTCTGACCACCCCGCTCGGTAGCCGGCGCATGCGGCCGGACTACGGCTGCAACTTGCGCCGCTACGTCGACTTGCCGGTAAACGACGGCTGGAAGAGCGCGGTACAGGCAGAGGTGGCGCGCGCGCTGGCTCGCTGGGAGCCGCGTCTGCAGTTGGAACGGGTCAGGGTGGTGTCGGTGGTCGGCGGCCAGATCGGCCTGCAGCTGAGCGGGCAGTACCTGGGCGACAGCGCACTGTTGGAGATAACCGCATGATCGATCTTTCCCTGCTGCCCCCGCCCGACGTAGTGGAGAGCGTGGATTTCGAGGAGCTGTATCAGGAGGTCTTGAGCCTCTTTCGGTCGTTCATGGGCGACCAGTGGACGGCGCTGCTGGAGTCGGACCCGGTGGTCAAGCTGATGGAGGTCATGGCCTACCGGGAAATGCTGAAAGCCGCGCGGGTCAACGCAGCCGCCAAGGCCAGCCTGTTGGCCTACGCCAAGGGCGCCGATCTGGATAACCGCGCGGCCGATTACGGCGTACAGCGGCTGGTCGTGCGACCCGCTGATGTGGATGCCGTGCCCCCGGTGGACGCGGTGATGGAGAGCGACGAGGCGCTGCGCTATCGCACGCGTCTGTCGCTTGAAGCGCTGTCGGTGGCGGGCAGCAGCGGGGCCTATGAGTTTCACGGGCTGAGCGCGTCGGCCGAGCTGACGCATGTATCGGTTGATTCGCCTCGGTTTGTCGGGGTGGAGTTGGTGCCTGCAGTACGCGCCCAGTTGCCGGCTGGGGCCATCGTCGTGGTCTGTGACTATGACGCGGGCCTGGCCAACCCGCTGCCGGGCGATGTGTCGCTGGCCATCCTGCCCAGCGCCACCAGTACCACCCCGGTGGCCCAGCTGGTGGCCACGGTCAAAGCCGCTTTGTCGGCCGAGGACGTGCGCCCGATCACTGACCGGCCACGCGTTGCCGCCGGCATGGCCACTGACTTCAAGGTGGAGGCCGAACTGCAGATCGAGGACGGGCCAGACCCTGACGTGGTGAAGAGCACAGCCAAGGCCGGCTTGAGCGCTGCCATTGCAGAGGCCCGGCGCCTGCAGGGGCAGTTGCCCCTGTCGGCCATCTACGCCGCGTTACACGTAACGGGGATTCGTAGCGTGATCTTGAAGCAACCGGCGGCGGGGGTGGCGTGTGACAAACGTCATTACCCCAACTGCACGTCGGTTGCGCTGACGGCGAAGGTGGTCGCATGAGCCTGTTGCCGCATAACGCTACCCAGCTGGAGCGTGCCCTGGAGGCGGCCGCCGACCTGGGCCTTGACCCGGACATTATCCGCGACGTGGCCGACTCGGCGCGCTGCCCGCCGAACTTCCTGCCCTGGCTGGCCTGGGCCTGGAAGGTCGACGGCTGGGAGGCGGCTCATACCGAAGACCAGCGCCGTGCGCTGATCCGCGAGGCCATTCCGGTTCACAAGACCAAGGGCACGGTCGGCGCGATCCGGCGTGTGCTCAAGGCCGTGCGGGTCAACGCGGATTACAAGGAGTGGCGGGAGATCCCTAACGCCGCGCCGTACACGTTTCAGGTCACGGCCTGGGCCAACGAGAACCGGCCAGGTGAAGGCTCGATCATTTCGCCGCAGCTGGAGCAGCGCTTGCGCGCCCTGGTTGATGCGACGAAGAACGAGCGAAGCCACTACACATTCCGGCTCGGTGCCCGGTTCGACGGTGGACTGGTCGCGGCCGGGGCTGGTCAGGGCCAGCTGCTGCACCGCAAGGCGATGGAGCCTGCACACGTTCCGGTCGATCCCTCGGTACAGGCCCTGCAGCTCACCAGCGTCACCCAGGCAAGGACACTGCACCGGCAAACGATGGAGGCGCCGGCAGTACCGATTCCGCTTTCTGAGCAGGCGCTGCAGCTGGCCAGTGTCACCCATGCGCGGGCTGTCACTCGGGGTTATGCCCAGGCGCAGCCCGTACCAATCCATGCAGCGGCCGCCGTGTTGGTCGCCAACGCACTGCGTGCCCGTATCGTCGTGCACGGCACGATGGAGGCTGTTCTATGAGTACCCCTTTACAACCCGTGATCACCAAGAAAGGTCTGGCGGCGATCTGGAATGCCACCAGCACTGGCCTATCGGCCGAGATCACACACATTGCGCTCGGGACGGCGGGCTACGACCCAACCAACGACCAGTCTGCCTTGCGCGCTCAGGCGGCCAAGTATCCGATTGCGGGCGGCGAGCGCTTGAGCGGCAGCCTGATTCACCTGACCGCACTTGCAGATGGCCCGGCTGCGTTCTGGGTCCGTGAGATCGGATTTCTTTTGGCCGACGGCACGCTGCTGGCGGTCTGGTCGCATCCGACCGAAGCGCTGACCTACAAGCCAGCCAATACCGACCTGCTGCTGGCCTACGACCTGTCTCTGACGGCGCTGCCGGCAGACAGCGTCACGATCGTCAGCAGCCCTGCAGGCCTGAATCTGTCTTTGGCAGCGCCATTGGCGGCGATGGCCAGTGCCCTGGTCGGTGAGCAACTGCGCAGCCTGCAGCAGCAAGACCAGATCACCAATCTGGCTCGACAGCAGCAACTGAGCCGCGAGGAGCTGGCCCGTCAGGTTGACAGCCTGGCCATTCGCTTAGGCAGTGCCGAGTACCGCCAGGCGGTCGACCATGAAGGCGCGGTAGAAGTCGGCATCCGCGCTGTCGAGGCGGTGCTGGGCGAACAATTGCGCAGCCTGAGCCTGCAAGACCAAGTCGCCGTGCTAAGTCGGCAACTGCTGCTGGTCAGCGAGCAAGCCGGCCAGCGTGATGAGCGACTGGCAACGGCCGAACGCCGCCATGAAGTTGACCACAACGGGCTGCTGGACATGGGCGTTGCCACGGCAGAAGCCATCATTTCCACCCAAACCAAACTCACCAAACACCTCAACGGAGCATAAGACCTATGAGTCTCGAAACTGCAATTGCCGGACTGACCAATAAGGCAACCGAACTGCTGGACTATTTCACTTCTGCCAAGACGACCATCGCCAAGGCAGTTGCCGATGCAGTGGCTGCGGCGCCGGAAATTTCGCGCACTTTCTATGTCAGCCAGTCGAACGGTGATGACAACGCGCTGGGCAAGATGGACAGCCCGCTCAAGACCATCGACCGGGCCATCGCGGCAACACCTGCTGGCGGCGTCACCGACATCATCCTGCTCGATGACTACACGCTGGCATCCAACGTCAGCGTAGGCAGCCGTCGCATCATCATCCGTGGTGAAACCGAGTCGACCAACACTCGCAAGCTGATCCTCAACGAGTTCTTGGTCAGTAACGGCCTCAAGCGTTTCGGCGGCTTCCAAGTCAACCGCGCGGCTTCGCTGGATCTGGCCGATATGACCATCATGCTGCCGGACTCGGCCGGCGGCCTGCCGGTGGGCATGGATTCGTATTACGCACTGATCTTTGCCGGCGGCAGCCGTCTGCCCGGCTTCATGCAGATCAAGTTCTATAACGTCGCGTTCACCCTGCGCGGCACCTTCACCGGCAAGATCGTCGGATCGGGCTTCCCGAGCCTTGCGGTCACCGCCTCGGCCTGCACCATCCCAACCGCGCTGGAGGGGTCGCTGATCGCCGGTGTGGCGGCGGGCAAGGACCCGAACACCATCCCTAACCTGCTCACCAACATCACCAAGCTCTGAGGCCTACCATGCGCAAAGACTCTCTGAACATCACCTTCGACGGCAGCAACTACAACGGCTTTGACTTCGCCCGCCTGCCACTGGGCGCAGCCCGGCTGTGCGCGGCTCAGCAGATCGAGGAAGCGGCCGACACTGCGCGTGTCGCGGTCATGGGCAGCTCGCTCATCTACATCGAGTACCAGCTGGCCGAGGACGAGGCGCGGGCCTTCAAGGATGCAGGCTTCAAGGGCGACGTACCGACCACGGTGCAGGCCTGGGCTGACGCCACTGAGGTTACGCCGCAGGAGGCTGCCGAAAGCATGCTGAACGAAGCGGCCGCCTGGAAGGGCGCTGTTTGCGCAATCCGTGCGGCACGCCTGGTTGGCAAGCGTAAGGCGCTCAAGGCGGCCAGTCACGATGAGGCCGAGGCCATTGCCGATAAGGCCATTGCGACCATCAATGCCAGCGTGGTCGGTGTTGGCGAAGCCTGACACAGATCCACGTCCCCCCTTGAGCGCCCCACCTGTTGGGGCGTTTTCGTTTCTGCAGGGCCGCCACGCGCGGCCCTTGTCTTATCTGGAATTCACATGCCTGCATTCTTTCACGGCGTTACCGTAACGAACGTCGACGTTGGCGCGCGCAGCATTGCCCTGCCTTCGTCCTCGATCATCGGCCTGGTCGACACCTTCACCGAGGGTGCCGGCGCCACGGCCAAGTACAACGACCTGGTGCTGATCACCAACGAGCGCGAGGCGGTGGCTGCGTTCGGTCAAGCCTCGGCCATCACCAAGGCCTGCCAGGCCATCTATACCCGCGCCAAGGCGGTAATTGTGTGCTGCGGCGTGGCCAAGGCTGCCGATGGTGCAGCACAGACTTCCTCGATCATTGGCGGCGTGTTGGCCAGCGGCAAGCGTACCGGCCTGCAGGCGCTGCTCGATGGCAAAAGCCGTTTCAACGCGCAGCCGCGGCTACTGATCGCGCCCAAGCACAGCGCAACCCAGGCGGTGGCCACCGCGATGGATGCACTGGCCGGCAAGCTGCGTGCTGTGGCCATCGTCGACGGCCCCGGGACCACCGATGAGGCGGCCATGGCCTACGCCAAAAACTTCGGCTCCAAGCGCGTGTTCATGGTCGACCCCGGCGTGCAGCAATGGGACAGCACTGCCAATGCCACCGTCGATGGACCCGCCTCGGCCTGGACGGCCGGCCTGTTTGCCTGGACCGATGCCGAATACGGCTTCTGGGCTTCGCCGTCGAACAAGGAGTTCGTCGGCATCACGGGCACCACCCGCTCCGTCGAGTTTCTGGACGGCGACGAGACGTGCCGCGCCAACCTGCTGAACAACGCCAATATCGCCACCATCATCCGCGATGACGGCTACCGCCTGTGGGGCAACCGTACGCTTTCGAGCGATGCCAAGTGGGCCTTTGTGACCCGTGTGCGGACTATGGACATGGTCATGGACGCGATCCTGTACGGCCACAAGTGGGCAGTCGACCGGCCGATCAGTCGCAACTATGTACGAGACGTGACCGAAGGCCTGCAGTCCTTCATGCGCGACCTCAAGGCGAAGGGCGCCATCATCAACTTCGAGGTGTATCCCGACCCGGTGCTCAACACTGAGAGCCAGCTGGAGGTGGGCAAGGTGTACTGGAACATCCGCTTTACCGACGTACCGCCGGCCGAAAACCCCATTTTCCGCGTCGAGGTCACCAAACAGTGGCTGGGCGAAGTCTTGGACCAAACCGCTTAAGGAGCGCACCCGATGTCAATGATTCCCGAAATTCTGGCGAACACGAACCTGTACGTTGACGGCGTCAGCTTTCAAGGCGACGTGCCCAGCCTGACGCTGCCCAAGCTCACACTCAAGACCGAAGAGCATCGCGCCGGCGGCATGGATATGGCCATCGAGATGGATGTGGGCATGGAGAAGATGGAATCCAACTTCTCCACCACTGGTGTGCGCAAAGAGTCGCTGAAGTTCTTCGGCCTGGCCGATGGCAACGCCTTCAACGGTGTGTTCCGGGGCTCGTTCAAGGGCCAGCGCGGTGAAACCAAGGCGGTCATCGTCACCCTGCGCGGCACGCTCAAAGAGCTGGAAATGGGCGACTGGAAGCCCGGCGACAAGGCCGAGAGCAAGCACGGCATTGCCGTCACCTATTACAAGCTCGAAGTCGGCGGTGACGTCATCTACGAGATCGACCCGATCGGCATGAAGCGTGTCATCAACGGCGTCGACCAGCTGGCCAGCCAGCGCCGCGACCTCGGCCTGTAATCCCCTCAACATACCCACACAAGGAAATCCTCAATGACCAACCAAAAGCCTAAGTACCTCAACGTCATCGAAGACGGCGTGACCATCACGCTCACCCGGCCGCGCACCTTCAATGGTGTCGAGCAGGACAAACTGACCATGCGTGAGCCCACCGTGCGCGATGTGCGCGTAGCGACCAAGAATGCCGAGTACGACGAAGAACAGCGCGAGCTGAACCTTTTTGCCACGCTGGCGCAGGTAGGGGTTAGCGACCTCGAGGCGCTGCCGGTCAAGGACTACAACCGCGTTCAAGCGGGCTACAGGTTTCTGGTGCGAGACGACGAGGTTTAACCCTCAGGTGCAAAAGGCGGCTGCCAAGCGTTTGGCGGCTGAGCTGAAATTCTCGGCCGCTGAAATCATGGACATGTCCTTTTCGGACATGGCCTGGTGGCTGTCCGACTGACCCGGGAGGGTGATCAATGGCCGGAAAACTTGCGTTAGCGCTGGTGATCGGCGGCGCCGTTTCGTCCTCGGTTGGTTCGGCATTCAACACCGTAACGAGCGGCATCAAGAAGCTGGAGCAGCAGGGTAACAAGGCCAAGGTGCTGCAAAGCACCATTGGCGAAACCATGAAGCTGCGCGAGGAATGGAAGCGCGCGCACGACAGCGGCGCCGCCGGCGCCGACAAGCTCAAGCGGCGCCTGGACAGCAATCTAGACGCCCTGCGCAAGCAAGGCGTTGAAACCGGCCGGCTCGGCCGGGAGTATGAGCGCATGGGCCGGGCGGCCAAGTCTGCCGAGCTGCAGATGAAAGGCCGCGCGCAGATCAGCGAGGGCGCCAAAGGCCTGAAATCTACCGCTGGCCAAGGCCTGGGCTATGCGGCTGCGCTGGCCATTCCCACAAAGGTCTCCGGCGACTATCAGGCAAGCATTCGCCAGATGGCCCTGTGGGCGCACATCGCCGGCGAAGGCGAAGAGCAGCAGATGGCCGACCAGATCGCCAAGGTGGCGGCTGGGGTCGGTATGGGTCAGCAGGCGCTCGCCTCGGCGGTCGGCGGGCTGATCGAAAAGGGTATCGACTGGCAGGAGTCGGTCGACTATGCGCCGATCATTGCCGACCTGATCGACGGCCAGGGCATGGAAGGCGAGACCATCGCCACCCTCTTCAGCGCCTTCAAGGAAGCGGGCGTCAAGAAGGAGGACATGGGCGCCATGCTCGGCCAGGTGGCCGCTGCAGGTGACATTGGCGCGTTCGGTCCCAAGGACATGGCGCGCTACATGCCGAGCCTTTTGGGCACTATCAAGACGCTGGGCATGGAAGGCCCGGAGGCGGTGCGCTTCCTGGGCGCCAGTCTGCAGTCGCAGTACAAGCAGACCCAGGACTCGGCCGCCGCCGCGACCAACATGAACAACCTGCTGAATGCGGTCATCAGCAGCACCAGCCAGGAGCGTTTTGCCAAGCAAGGTATCGACCTGGCCGGGTCCATCGGCAGGGCCGTCAAGACTGGCAAAGCCGCTAACCCGGTTGAGGCCTACATCAAGCTGACCGACGTCCTGCTGAAAAAGCAGAACCCCACCAAGTTCAAGGAGGTGCAGGCGCTCAAGAAACGCATTCAGGAGAGTGCGGATGGCAGTGCCGAGGAAGCCCAGGCGATGGCAGCGCTGCTGCAATCGGCGGGCCTGGCCACAATCGTCAGTGACCAGTCGGCCAGTGCAGGTTTGCTGGCTCAGATCAAATACGGCGATGTGATCAAGGAGGACATGGCCACCATCAAGGATACCGATGGTAAGGCCAAGATCGAGGGCGACGCCGGCAAGGCGCGCGACACCTCGAATGCCAAGTGGGGCACCGCCAAGGCGGCCAGCGAGTCAGCGTTAACCCGTATCGGTGACGCTATCCGGCCACTCACGGATAAAGCGGCCGACGTGATTGCCGAAGTCACCTATGCCATCGGCGACATGGTGGAGAAGGCGCCCACGGTGGTAGCGGCCATCACGGCTATCGGCGGGGCGTTCATCGCGTTTCAAGGGGTCTCGCAGGGCTTCAAGATCGGGAAAGGCCTGATCAACCTGGCGCGCGGCAAGCTGCTGGGTGGGGGAGGCGATAAAGACGGAATCCAGAAGGTCTTTGTCACCAACCAAGCCGGCGACAGCGATGAAGGTGGGGATGAGGGCGAGTCGCGGCGCTCCACTGTGCTGGGCCTGCTGCAGGCCGGGCTGAAAGTCTTCAAGAAGGGCGAGTCCGCCGGCGAGGACGGTGCAGAAGACGCGGCTGCAGCTGATGGTGATGAGGACAAGCCTGCAGGTGCCTTGGGTCTGGTAGACGCCGGACTCAAGGTGCTGGAGGCCTTCCAAGGCGCCAAAGAAGGCGAAGGCGACGACGACAAGGAAACTGGGCCGCAGAAGGTCTTTGTGGTCAACGTCGCGGACTTCAACAGCATTGGCAGTGCTGTCGGTGGCCAAGGGCGCGGCCGACGCCAAGGTCGCCGCAACGGTGGCAATGGTCGCGGCGGTCAGCGCAGACGCAACCGAAACGGCAATGGCCCTGGCAACGATCGTTCTTCGAGGTCGCGTCCGCCAAGGCCGCCACGCCCACCAGCGCCGCCGGCGCCGCCACCACCACCGCCGCCCTCGAGGCTGAGCCGTATCGGTTCGGCCCTCGGTGCCTCGGGCAGCAAGCTGTCGGCATTGGGCAAGCGACTGCCCGGCGGTGCCCTGCTGAGCGCCGGTATGTCTGTGGTCGATACGGCCATGACGGCCAAGACGCAGGAAGAGAAAGCCGAAGGGTATGGTACCGCCGCCGGCGGCCTGGCAGGCAGCTTGGCCGGCGCCGCTGCAGGCGCTGCCATTGGTTCGGTGGTGCCCGTTATCGGTACTGCTATCGGCGGCGCTGTAGGCGCTGCACTGGGCGGCATGGGCGGGGAGTCGCTGGGCAGTTGGCTGAGCAAGCGGCTGTTTGGTAGCGACGATGATGAAGCCAAGGACAAGGAAAAGGAAAAGGACGAAAGCAAGGATGCCGGCGCAGCGGTGGAGCCGTTAACCGTAACGGTGAAGGCCGAGACCGCGCCCGGGCCGTTGTCGGTCACTCCGATCGCGCTGCCGGCTGTGGCCAAGCCGTCACTGCCGGTCGTTGTTCAGCCTGCAGTCGGGCCAGCATCCACGGCTAACGCTGCCGCCGAAGCAGGCCAGCGCGTTGCAGCGCCTGTGGGCCTGCCCGTAACGCCACAAGCGACACCGCTGCTGTCTCCACTTGGCAATGCGCTGCGCGAGACGGCTGCAGCACCGCCGAGCCCGTCGCAGCGGCCAATTGAGCGTGCCCCGTACCCCACACCACCTACGCCGTTTCCTGTGGCGAACAGCATGGATGATGTGTTCAAGCGAGCAATCCGGGCCCCGGCGCAGATGGTGAAGTTCCCTGATCCATCCAAGCTGGGCAATCCGCCTGTGCCTACGTCTCCGATCGGCAATGCGTTGCGCGAGCTGGCTGCAGAACCGCCACGCCCGCCGCAGCGCCCAGTGGAGCGCATGCCGTATCCCGCTTCGCCGGCGCCGCTGCCTGTGGCGAATAACATGGGCGACGTGGTCAGGCAGATGGGGCGGGCTCCGGCTCAGATGGTGAAGTTTCCCGATCCGTCCAAGTTGAGCAGCCCGCCAGCTCCGAAGGAGACCAAGGTAGACCAGACGTTCACGTTTGCCCCGAGCATGCCCATCACCGTGCAAGGCGACGTGAAGGACAGCGCACAACTCGTGCGAGACATGGAGCCCCCACTGCGCCGCCTCTTTGACGAGTTCATGCGTGAAAGCAAGGCGCGGATGGCGTCCTCTCAATTGTTCGACGCACCACACGTTTAAGGAGGCGTCATGGCGTACATGGAACAGCTGCAATTGACCCTCAAAGGGCTGATTGCAGCTGGGGAGGCCGGTCGCAAGGATCTGGACGGCATGATGGGGCCGCTCAATGGCGCCATCGGCAGCATCACCGGAGCAGCGGCCGATCTGGAAAGCATCCCCTTTGTTGGGCCTGTGATCGGGCAGAAGCTGGGCCGGGTAATGCGCGGTATCGGCGCTGCGCAAGCCCGGGTAGGGCAGGTGACAGCGACCTATAGCCGGGTGGTCTCCGGCGCCGCCCAGGTGCAGGAACGCTTGGGTACGTTCAAGCAGCTGGCCGACAAGACCAAAGCGCAGGTGTCTCGTTTGTCGACCGCCGCCGGCAACGCGAATCCTGCGTTGAAAAACATCCTGCCTTCGGGCGGGGTGGTCAAGACAGCCACGCCGGCACCGGAGGCGGTTACCCCGTTTCCGCACCTGCTGATCATCCAGCCGCGCGACCCCAAGCTGCAGCCGTACTACTTCAACTTGGACACCGCAGCGTTCGAGGAACTACGCCGGCAGGCGTCGTACCGCTGGGCTGGCCAAGAGCGATTGCGCCGCTCGACCGCGCAGCAGGCCGTGGGCCTGGGTGAAGAGAAAATCACGCTCAAGGGCGCGATTTTCCCCCACCACAAAGGCGGTTTGAAACAACTCAACGTGCTGCGCAGCATCGGCCGGCGCCTGCAGCCGCTCAACTTGGTCACTGGGTTTGGCGAGGTGCTGGGCAACTGGTGTCTGGTCAGCATCGAGGAGGAGCAAAGCCACCTGCTGCCCGGCGGCATCCCACGAAAACAAGGTTTCACCCTGGAGTTTGTGAGCTATGGCGACGACCTGCAGAACGTCTGACGGAGATCTGCTGGATGTGATCTGCCAGCACTATTACGGCCACCTCAACGGCACTGTCGAGGCTGTGCTTGAGCACAACCCGGACTTGGCCAGGGAGGCGCAGCCGTACCGCGTCGGCCTGCTGATCCAACTGCCCGAGCTGCCGGCGCCAACCGTGGAACTGCTGCAGCTGTTCGACTGACCCGCGTTACGCGTAACGGACCCCGCCCTGTGCGGGGTTTTCTGTTTCTGGAGGCCCTATGAAACCTGCTTTTCGGATCGATGCCGATGGCAAAAACATCACCGACCTGATCAATGACCGCCTGCTGTTGCTGCGCACCTCGGATAAGCCCGGGACAGACTCAGACGAATTTGAGCTGCGCATTGACGATCGTGACCAAGCGGTGGCCCTGCCTGCGCGTGGCGGCCGTGTCGAGGTCTGGTTGGGCTACGAAGGCCAAGCCCTGACGCGGATTGGCGCGTACATGGTCGACGAAATTCAAATGAGTGGCCCGCCAGACGAAATGATCATTCGCGGCAAGGCCAGCGACATGCGCGGTAGCGGCAAGACCGTGCGCAGCGGCAGCTGGGAGGCGGTACCGCTGTCGCAGATCGTCAGCGAAATCGCCAAGCGTAACGGCTGGGAGGCCGTATGCCCGACGCAAACCAAGGTTGAGCGGGTCGACCAGCGCAATGAATCAGACTTCAACTTCATCACCCGGCTGGCCAAGCAGTACGACAGCACCGCCAAGGTAGCGGAGGGCAAGTTATTGGTCATGCCGCGCCAAGGTGGGCAGAGCACGTCCGGCAAGTCATTTCCGGTCATCACCATCAATAAAACCGACGTTACGCGCTACCAGTTTCGCCTGGGCGATCGTGCCTCACAGAAGGCAGTGAAGACCCAGCATCAAGACAAGAAAACCGGCGAGCTCAAGGTGGTGGAGGTCGACAACGACGACGCCCCTGCGGGCCTGCCGGCCGTACACACCGATCGGCACATCTACCCCAACAAAACCGCCGCCCAGCAAGCGGCCAAGGCCCGCCTGGCGGCATTCAATCGCAGCACCGCCGGCGTACGCCTGGAGATGCCCGGGCGCACCGATCTGTTCGCTGAGCGCTCGATCAATGCCCAGGGCTTTAAGGTGGGCCTTGATGGCGAGTACCTGGTGGATGGCGTCGAGCAAGTGTTTACCCAGTCCGGGTGGACAACGACTGTCGAGTGCAACGGCGGCAAGAAGGGCAAAGCGAAGGCCGCCGGCAAGAAAAAGAAAGTCAAGAAACCCGTAGTGGTGGTGGATCTATAAACCCCGGCCGAATGCGGCCTACTGGAGTTCAACGCATGGCAATCTCGATTCATCAGTTGCAGCAGATCTTCCCCAACGCCGGCCAAAGAGCCGGCGTTTTTGTGCCCGGCCTCAACGCCACGATGGGCAAGTATTCGATCATCACCCCGCTGCGTATGGCAGTGTTTCTCGCCCAGGTCGGTCATGAGTCCGGCGAGCTGCGCTATGTGCGCGAGCTGGGCAGCAACGCGTATCTGGCCAGGTACGATACGGGCCCGCTGGCCAAGCGCCTGGGCAACACGCCCGAAGCGGACGGCGACGGGCAACTGTACCGCGGCCGTGGCTTGATTCAGATCACGGGTCGCGCCAACTACCGTGACTGCAGCGAAGCGTTGTTCGGTGACAGCCGGCTGCTCAACACGCCCGAGCTGCTCGAGCAGCCGGTGTATGCCTCATTGTCGGCCGGATGGTTCTGGCAGCGCGCCGGGCTCAATAGCCTGGCTGACAAGGTGGTCAGCGCAGACGACGCGGTATTCGAGCGGATTACGCGAAAAATCAACGGTGGCACCAATGGCCTGTCGGATCGGCAGGCCCTGTACCGTCGCGCGTTTGAGGTGCTGCAGTGATCTTGCCGGCGTGGCTGCCATCCGTGTGGACGTTGGCCGCTGGCGTCGTGGCCGGTGTGGTCGTCGGCGGTTCATGCGCTTGGCTGTGGCAGGAAAACAGCTATACCCGCCAGCTGGCCGAGCAATCGACGGGTTATACCCAGCAGATCAAAGACTTGGGCGAGGGGTACGGCCGCGAGCGCGAAGAAGCGGCCGCTGCAGCGCTAAAGCAGTTAGCACTGCAGCAGGATCAGCGCCGCGCGCTGGAAGAGCGCCTCGACCTACAGGCGAAAACACACACGAAGGAATTGAATAATGCTCAAAAAGCTCAAGCTCGCCTGCGTGATCAGCTGGCTACTAGCAATGTGCGGCTGTCAGTCCTTATCGACAGAACCACTGTTGCCGATGCGAGTTGTGACAGTGGGCTGCGAGAAGCCACCGGCGCCGCAGGCATGGTTCATGGAGTCGTTCGAGCCAACCTTGACCCAGCGCATGCTCAACGAATTGTCGGCATCACCGACGAGGGTGATCAAGGACTGATTGCCTTGAAGGCTTGTCAATCCTACGCGCGCGAAATATCCCGATGAAAAGAAGCGGACCGGGCGGATGCGTCAACATCCAGCCCGGCCCGCCGAACCTGCAGGCTATCCCTGCAAGTCCAGCCTAGGCTCCTGCTCCGTGCACAAAGCGCGGCGAGCCTAACACCTGTTTATTCATACAGCAAAGACTTGCAAATTAATGACTTCTCCTATTATCCCTTGGATGGGCGGCAAGCGTCGCCTGGCCGACCGATTGATCCCCCTATTTCCCCCTCATGAGTGCTATGTCGAGGTATTCGCAGGCGGCGCTGCGTTGTTCTTCATGCGGCCGCAGCCTGCCCCGGTCGAGGTGCTCAACGACTTGAACGGTGACCTGACCACCCTGTATCGCGTTGTGCAGAACCATCTGGAAGAGTTTGTACGCCAGTTCAAATGGGCGCTCAGCTCGCGGCAGATCTTCGAGTGGCAGAAAATGACTCGGCCCGAAACCCTTACAGATATCCAGCGCGCAGCGAGGTTTTTCTACCTGCAGCAGCACGCGTTCGGTGGCAAGGTCACTGGGCAGGTTTTCGGCACGGCAACTACGGCGCCGTCCATAAACCTTTTGCGTATCGAAGAAAATCTGTCAGCCGCGTGGCAGCGTCTCGCCGGTGTGTACGTTGAGAACCTGTCATGGCTCGCCTGCGCAGAACGTTACGACCGGCCGCACACATTCTTCTACATGGACCCTCCTTACTGGAAAACGGCTGGATACGGTGTCGACTTTCCATTTGAGGAATACGAACGCATGGCTGACTTCATGCGTCGCAGCAAGGGAAAGGTGATGGTCAGCATCAACGACCATCCAGACATACGTCGAGCGTTCGACGGCTTCCATTTCGAGTGCCTGGACATTCGTTACAGCACTGTCAATCAGCGTCAAGGCCAGGCAGACGTTACCGGCGAGCTTGTCATCATGAATTGGGAGCCAGATGGGCTAGGGCAATTATTCTGACCATCGGTCTAGGTTTAGAAACTCTCAAACGATCAGCAGGTTAAAGCAAATACACTGTATGTGTATCCAGCACTCAGCCTTGGATATAGAATGCGGGATAGCCGGCATCAGTAGGAGGGATACCCCCATGTCGCACGCGGAAAATGCAAATCCTTTGATCCATCAAGACCGAGCGTCTACTATCGATGCGATCTGTAGCCATTTAGAGTGGATGGTTATCCAGAAATCCCAGGATGCCGAAGCGCATCCCGGTGAGGTTTACCAGCTGCGTACAGTGCTGGCAGCCGCGCGCGCGGTAAGGTGTGTTGAATTACACAAATAGTGGACTACAGAGGGCGGGCGCGATATCCTGCCTTGCGTAATTGGCTCGATTAAGAAGCCACAGCAAGACAACAGCAACGATTTAAACGGAATTCAGGCAGGCTTAAAAAGAAAAACCCCGCAGGACTGGCATCCTCGGGGTTTTGAGATCGGAGCAACCATATAGGTTCTCGACCGCAGCAAGGTGAGAGTCTAAGCGTCGATCATGTTTTAGGCAAGCCCCAGATATGGGGAAACATGATGTTTGGCAAGGCCTCACTAGTGGGCTGCGCGATCTCCTCGCGTACCTGCACCCGGCCGGTTGATCGGTCGTCAAGCGCTGCATGCGCAAAGCGCCAGGTGAGCAAATGAAGCTCGCCCCGGTGCGTACTGTTCTCGCCAACACTGTGCGGGGCGCTCAGTTCAATGGCTTAGCCAATATTCCCCCGCGTGCGGTAAAGCGTCGCCGGCCAGTAGGTGCTGTCGATCGCTCCCAGCACCCACGGCGACTGGTTGGTCTCTCTGACAAGCAGAAATTTGCCTTTGACGGCCTACTAAGTAAGGCGGTCGAGCGCATACAGGACGAGGCAAAAAACCGACAAGCGCGCTGGCTGCGCCGTCTTGACTGCCTTAGTCCCTCCGGCTACCGCACATACCAGCAAAAATGGGAAACCCTGGCTCGTATTGCTGCACCAATGCTCGCACGCCTTGATCTATCGACCATGATCCTGGGCTATTACCAAGATGGCGAGTATCGACTGAATCGGCAGCGGGGTTTGTCTGAGGACTCCGGCGTCAACGAGTGGACAGTATCGCGTCTGCTGACCGATCTGGAGGCTGCTAAATACGTTCGTCGCAAGCAGCGGAGGATCTTCCACAACGGCAGGCAGTGGATCACTCGGACCACGATTAACATCCGTGCCCAGTTTTTCATCGACTTGGGCCTTGGGCATCTGCTCGCCCAGGCCCGCACTGCAAAGAAGGCGCTGCTCAAAAAGGCTGTGGCACGACATGGAGCTGCAGCCCAGGCTGAGGAGCTGGCCGACCGGGCGAATGCTCGCGAACGAAAGCGCTCCCATGAAGGTGCCTTGCGTGGTAAGCGTGAGCGCGCGCAGCGTTCCAAGGCAGAGACAGACCAAGCCTACAAAGAAGACTACAACCGCGCCTGGAACGATTTCTTGGTCGAGACAGGTTTGCGCGGCAATCGTGCAGCAGTCGAGTTCGTCAAGCGTTATCCGCACTTCAAGACCAATCCCATACACAGATAGCCCACCGCACTTAGCACCGCTACCGGCGGTGTGCCGTCGTGCCCGCCTGTAAACCCACGCAACATTCCCCCCGTTATTCGCTGATATCCCCCCTGATTTGCCCTAACAAACCCATTTCCCTGAGCGCCGGCAGAGGTCGACGTGCACGCGCACTCAAACTAGACGTACCGCTCTTTAAACAGATGCAAAACATCCTATGGAGTGGTACCGAAGGAGCGTAGAAAGAGCCGTAGAAGCGCATGAGCCGTGCCATGTGGGTAACTATGCCGCCTATCAAAAGAATGCCTGAGCCACTTCGCGCCTGGAGGCGCGGGCTCAGAGGTCCGTGCAATACCGCCGCCATTCCTCCTGCAAGGCGCCTTCCAGTCGCTATGGGCCGGCCAACACCCAATCTCACCGCATACCCGTAAACGGCCCTTCGCTCCTTCACGCGCCGGCCTACGGCCTTGTCAGGGCGCTTACGCGCCCAGTAGTCAGTGAGGGGGGGGTGGGGTCGGCTTAAAAAGCGCTTTTGGAGCCCTGCGCCGCCGCCGGGGTGAGGCGTTGGTCTGCTAGCCAAATCTTTCCACAGAATCCTCGCGCGCCTCTCTCAAGGGCATTGTTGGCGCCAGAGTCTCGGGAGGACCCTTCCATGTTTTAATTTGTAGATATGTAGATTTGTAGAAATGTTGACGTATCAAGGGGGCGCCGTTAGAGTCGGCACCAAGGTCGGGCATTCGCCCTTGACCGCTACCACCGGAGTAACAACCGATGAGCAAGCAAGCCCCTCACGTGGCCGCCCTGAAGCGGACGTTTCACGACAAATTCAGCTTACGCGCCAATGTCAGGAACGCCGCCGGCTCAATGCGGCCGTGTTTGTTTTTCACAGTCCCGGCCTTTGCCGGCCAAGAGCATCCCGACCGGCCTTTGCTGGTCAAAATTGGCGCTTGGTTGGAGGCCAGCGGCTTTTATCAGTGCCATGACTACCACTGCCAAGGCTTGCTATCCCTGCCTTCTGGCTGGACCTGCTGGAAGGGTGGTGCCGAAGTACTTGTGCAGTACCATCCCAATCTTGTTCAAGGCATGGGCAAATTGACGGTGCCGTGACAGCGCCTTAATGTCATATCTTTCAGGGCCGCTCTAGCACGGCCCTATCAAGCATTGCGCGCCTTCTGGCGCGCTTTGCCTTTTCTGGCCGGAATGCCGGCCGCATAGCATCGGAGGCTTTGCATGTTCGTATTGGTTATGCGCGACGGTTCACGGTCTGAGCTGGTCGACCAATGTCTGGAAGACGCCATGCGGACGCTAGTGCGAAAACGGGGTGCATGCTTGGAGATCGCGGCCAATCCACCGCGCCAGTTGCCTTATGCCTTGGCGCTACAGGAATTGAGCTTGGGCCGGCCAGGATTGTTCGAGCGTTATAGTGATGATTGGCAGTCGCCAAGCCAGGCCGAGTTCCGCGAGTTACTACGCTTGTCGGGCCTGGGGCGGTCAGGAGCTGGACGTTTGGTCGGGGTGTCGCCGGGCAAGATTGGTAAGTGGGCGGGGGGACAAGGCGATGTCCCATATGCTGTCTGGCGCTTACTGGTCGTATATGCCGGTCTGGCGCCTGCGGACGTAGCGAGCGAGACAGAAAATAAATATATGTAGATATCAACAATTGTAGATATCTACATTTATACCTATAATTCTTCCCAGCCAACCTGGGAGGACTGCCGCATGACTCGCAAAATCACTCGCAGCCGAAAGAGCATTCAGAGCCAGCGCAAGCTCGCTGAATCGCCGCATAACAAGTGCGACTTCGGCAAAGTCTTGGACATGCTGCCAGAAGGCGATGAGCTAGCGCATGCGGCCTTCCGCTTGGATCAGTTCAACGATGCCATGCTGTGCAACGATGACCAATCCATCGAGGTTGCCGAGCTGTTCTACTGGGCGTCGGTGTACCGTCTCAATGGAAACACCGCATGGGCTTGCGCTTGCTCTGGTGGAGGCTTGGACAAGGTGCAGAAGCACCTATCCCCGGGAGCAGGCGTGCCGACTCGTTGGGGTGAGCGTGGCGAGTGGCTGCTGGAAGTGGGCGATATGCGTCTGTGGGTTCGTGTAGGCTGCAGTAGTCTTGGGGGTGGTCATGGCGTCGACCTGCTCGCAGTCGACGTCGAAGCGCCATTTTTGAATGCGCACGGTCAGCACCATGTGCGCCTTTGGCCAGATGCCTGCCGGGGTTTAGACTTTGTGCGTGCACTGCGCCAAGAGGTTGAGCGGCTTCTGGCTGGCGAGTGCCCTCCGGTAGCGCTTGACCAAAGCGCGCGTGAGCGCCTCCAGCTGCCCGAGTGGATGAGGTCGGCACTTGAGGACGTTACGCATAACGGGCAGCACGTTCTGGCGCTATCCGCTCAGGTGGGGCGGCCGGTAGCCGCATTCGACGTTGTACCCGAGCCAAAAATTCCAGTGAGCAACAAGGAACGACAGCGGTTGTTCCGCCAACGGCAGAAGCAAAAGCGCGACGAAGCGAAAGCCAAAGGGGTTCGCACTCTTGAGCTGGAAGATGTGGACTTAGCTCGCCTCTGGATCGCCCTTGATACGCACCTGGCATTCAACAAACTACTGGATTGGGATCTGAAGGGTCATTTAGAGACAGCGGCTCGATTGTTTTCTGATCAGCCTGCCGCTTACCTAGATCAGTTAGGAACCTCGCAAGGAGTTGTAAACCAGCAAAAACAACGCGATAGGGACGCTGCGCGCGGCTGGGACGCCTATAAGCAGGAGCGCGTTCGCACTGACAGTTTGGTTGCCAAGGTCAACGACCTGCAGGCTGAGAATGCCCGCCTTACGGCGGTGCTTGCAGAGATTGGGGCCGAGTTTGGCATTAGCCTCAAATCAACAAATCAACATAACAACAAATGTTGATAAGGGCCGTATGGTCGGGCATCATCTTTTCCGTTATCCGTAACGAGACCCCATAGATGAAGGATCACGACGAATATCTGGCGTTGCAGTTGCACGGATTGGAGTGCCGTATGCAGCGTGGCGAGCACCTGCAGGAAGGTGGTCAGCAACTGATGCGCGAGTATCGCAAGCTCAAGGCTGTCCAGGGTAGCGGATTGCGCAAAGCCAAGAAGGACCATTCTCTCGTCGACCAAGCGATGGTAAAGCGCTTGGCCGCATGTGGCTGTTCCGCCTGTGGGGGCGTGCTAAAACAAGCGCGCTCTGGATCTCTGCGGGCTATTTGCCAAGCCTGCGGTGAGCGTTGGGATTTCCAGCCAGCCGGCGCGATTGTTTCCAATGTGCAGGCAGATCCGATCGAGGCTGGCCCAAACGAGTGCCGCGAATGCTTTGTTCCTTTTGACAGGCATAATCCTGATTCTGGATGCGGCATTTGCGTGCGCTGTATGGGTGACCTGCAGTCAGAATTGTTGGACCTCGGCAATTAGCCGGGGTGGTGCTGAGAGTGGCCCGCAAGGGGTAGCGATATCGACCCTGGCGGAGCGCTTGGAACCAGTGCGTTCAGGTTTGCCAGCAGGCTCAGCGTAGCGAGTAGGGTGCATGCAGCTCGTTTAAACCAGATGTAGATTCGCATGTAGGGACGTTCCTATTTCTTGAAGGAACATCTATTTAGTTGTCACGACTTTCTGAGATCCACTTGGGGTTTTTCCAAAAGCCCTGGCTGTGATGGCAAGCCATCGGCCTTGACGCTATACCAGCGTAAACTGGTGGTGGTGCTGGCCGACCTGGACAGCGAGTAGCCGCACCCCACCCGCTGATAGCGGATAATGCCTCAAAGCAAGGACCAAGCCCGATGCAAATGAGTGATGCAGTAGAAGTGAAACAGATGTTTGGTGATAGCGCCGTGACCGCGCTTTTGGCCGAAGGCTGGAAGCTGTTGGCCGTGGTTGCCAGCACCTACGGTGATGGCAAGGAGAACGTGGTGCGCCCGTGCTATGTGCTGGGCAAGCCAAAAGCGCCTGTGCTGAGCCCCGGCGCAATGGTTGGCAAGGTCTCGCCATCGCGGTGATAGCGCGGTAGTGGCACCGATGCGCCTAATTTGAAGATATGTTAAATCGGCCCCCACCTTTGGCATGAAGGTGGGGGCCTTTTTTTGGGCCCGCAATTACCATTTCCAGTATAAGTGGGCGCCCACTTTAATATAAAATGGGTTGAGAGCACCACCACCCCCCACGCCGAAAAGGAGTTCCACCGCATGAGCCGCCCGCAGTCCTCGCCCGATCCGCAGCACCGCTTTTTCATCTACGACCCCAACGACGCCCAGTTTCACTACTTCGCCACCGCTGCCGAGCGTGACCAGTACAACGACACGGTGATTCAGTCCTATCTGGACGACGGCTGGGACGACACCGTGGAGCGCGTGGTGGCCGGTGAAATCACCCACAGC